CAGCTTGGCGGACACCGCGATGACATTGTTTGAAGCCATAAAATCTCTACCCATAATGATTAGTTAACCTCCTTCTTTATCATTCCCGCAAAGGCGTGAATCCAGTTTGTTTTTCACCCTCCCTCAATCCCTCCCCTCGAAGGGAGGGAAGTCAAGAGAATGGATTATTTACTTGTCCTTTTCTTTTGCCCGTCAATGTCCGCAGGTGCATCTACTGCCGCTTCCGGGATCACGTAAAATTTCGCGGCTTCCTGTGATGGAATTGCATCATACGCAATTCCGCTCTTAAAACTTTTTCCGGCCATTTCCCCGTCGATAACGGTGAAGCCCTGAACTCCATCTTTTAATTTGTATTGTGCCATGATTTTTTAACCCCCTATTTTTAATTTCCTGGATTCCCCGGTCAACCGGCATTCGCCAGTCTCCGAGCCGGGGAATAACAGATTTTATTATTTCTTGAACAAGGGGTTGCAACCCCTTGTTCTGTCGCTCCGCATTCGCTCTTCACGCCTTTATTCCGTTGCTACCAGCACATTTTCCATGCTGTATGTAAGGCCGTAAGCAATGATACCTCCCTCCGCCATGAGGAGATCTTCTAGTTTGGGCCGAAGAAAACCATACGCGCCTATTTGATGCCCGGTTAATTGGTCCCGGACGGATTCAATGATTGTGTACGCGGCGGCAGATGCGTCCTCCCTGCTCTTCTGGTTCTGGACAATTAAAATGAGCAGATAGTCCAGCGATGATATTGTTGGTTCGCCGACCTGATCGAACGGTTCAAATCTCGCACCTTGATAAACCACATGCAAGGATGGCATCTTCTGCGGCATTTTCAGCAGGGAATCAACGTCCCCCTGCCAGGCGGCAGCAGTCTTTATATCTTTGATGGCTTTTACTTGCTCTATTATATCGTTTTGTATTGTTTCCAGCATTTTAAAACCCTTTCATTTTGTCGCGCGTAAAAATCCGCGCACTTTTGTCGCAGTTGGACTCTGCGCCATTGCTTGTGTCTGTAGGCGCAGGCGTTGCCGCGCCCAGATCGATATCGCCCTTTGCAACTTTTTCTAAAAATTTAATTGCCGCATCGTTGCGATCTTTGCGTATTTCCGGCAATGGCAGATCACTGCGGGAATAGAGATTATATATTGCGATATCCGCACTGATTTCTACTATTTTGGGAGGAACAGGATTCAGCGGTATTGTATAGTATCGTTGACAATACGCATCAATCGTTGCATCTGCGGCGGCTATTGCCTTGTTGACGTTAGCTGACACAATTTCGCCGATGTTATCGTCATCGGTTAATTGAATGATGACGACTTCCGGAATTGCCTTTTTGATGTCTGCTAATATGCAGTATGCCATTGTCGCGTCGCTCCTATGTGATTTTCGACAAATTCTTCACGGTATAGATATAGTCCGCCGTGGCCTTTTTATTTTGCGGCCCGTAAGTAATTTTAACAGTCACCTTTTTCTTTTCCGAATCCAACGCGGCATCCAGAATGTCGTTTTGCGCATCGGTTATTGTCAGATCGTGTGTAATTGCTGACGGCGCAAAGCTAGTCCAGTCCAGAAGCTGTGTGCCCGATTCGACATCGTCAATCCGGTACTGCGCCGCAGTCGGAATAACGCCGACACTGTTTTCATCCTTGAATGATAATCTCAAAACCAAGGTTGTTTCTTCGTTAATGATTTCCATTTTTTCTCCGTTCACCCTCACCCCAGCCCTCTCCCCTCAAGGGAGAGGGAGGTAAAGGCTGCGCATTAAGAGAACGTAATTGCCAGGTCTACAGTCCAAGTCTGGCCGCTGATCTTTGTTCCCTGATCGGAAACTTTGCGGTTTAAATTCTTGGACAAATCACTGTTTCCGTTGGCAACAGAAAATTCTTTCCATGCGAAATTACCGGAGCTGCCGTCAAAGACCGAACGGAAGGTGACTGTTTGATTGGCTCGTACAGGATAATCGGCTTCCATCGCTTTATAGGCTTTGTTTGTTACTGCCTGTAGTGCGGTCTGCGTAGCCGCAGCGGCAGTATCGCTGTCGCCGACGCCGATATATGCGTTGGCTTCGGAAAATGCCGTACCGCCGATACCACAGAACAGATCAATCATTTCGCCGATGCCTTCATTAAGAAGCACATTATTTTTGACTATGGTTGTTGCAAACGGATTTCCCGCGAGGAACGCCGCCTCATCCGCATATTTACTGATTGTCCATTCTGTTTTGTACCAGACTCTGTCCGTTATTTTTCGAACCTTACTGAATAAGCGTGAGAGAGCTTCTCCGATTTTGCCAATGTTACTGATCAATGCCTTTTTCATAATTTCCTCCTTAAATTTTTGTAAAAGTTATTGTCCCTTTTCGGGGTGTTATATTTATACCTGGCTTCCTGGGCGTGAAGGTAATATCCACGCGCTTGGAATCCTGCCTGTAATTGACAATGACATCTACGCCTGAGGCGCTATCAGCCAGCGAGACAAGAACAGCGATCATGCCGATGACGTCCATGCCCATGCCGGAATCGGGTACGGTTAGAGACACGTTAATTGCCGGGACATTATCCTCGCCGGAACCACTATCAATGAGGGAAATTAGTGCGGAAACAAGGCTGATAATATCCGTGCCTGAACCGGAATCGGGTACGGCAAGAGACACATTAATTACCGGAAAGCCGTCTGCACCTTCGCCGATGTCGATAACGGAGAGCCATGCATTCAACTGCGCGATGACATCACTGCCTGTGCCGGTATCGATAACAGAAAGCAACGCCTTCAGTTGGGTAAGGGCATCACTGCCCGCGCCGATGTCGGCAATTGATAACGCGGCTCCTATCTGCGATACAGCATCAGCACCGTATCCGGCGTCGGTGATAAATTTAATAATATTTTTTATTATTTTGACCGAGTCACTGCCAACGCCGGTGTCGGTAAGCGAAAGCAAAGCCTTCAACTGGGCGATAGCATCACTGCCTGCACCCGTGTCGGCAAGGGTAATCAAAGCTTTTAATTGCGTGATAGCGTCACTGCCTGCGGCAGTGTCAGTAAGCGAGATCATAGCCTTCAATTGAGCGATGACATCCGCGCCGGAGCCAGTATCAGTAAGCGAGATTAAGGCCTTCAGTTGCGTGATGGCATCGCTGCCTGTTCCATTTTCAGCAAGAGAGATTAATGCTTTGAGCGAGGCAATTAAATCGCTGCCTGTGCCGGTATCGGTAAGTGAAAGCAGAGTCTTGAGCGAAGCGATGGCATCACTGCCTGCGCCCGTATCGGCAAGCGAAAGCAAAGCCTTCAACTGAGCGATGGCGTCACTGCCTGCGCCCGTATCGGCAAGCGAAAGCAAAGCCTTCAACTGAGCGATGGCGTCACTGCCCGTGCCGTTCTCAGCAATAGAGATTAATGCTTTGAGCGAGACGATTACATCGCTGCCTGTGCCGCTGTCGGTAAGAGAAAGCAACGCCTTTAGCTGAGCGATGGCATCACTGCCCGCGCCGCTATCGGTAAGAGAAATCAAAACCTTCAACTGAGCGATAGCGTCACTGCCCGTGCCGTTCTCAGCAATAGAGATTAATGCTTTTAGCGAGGCAATTATATCGCTGCCTGTGCCGGTATCGGTAAGTGAAAGCAGAGCCTTTAACTGCGCGACTGTGTCACTGCCCGCACCGGTGTCGGTAAGCGAGATCAAAGCCTTCAACTGCGCGATGGCATCACTGCCGTTGCCGGTATCGACAACGGAAATCAAAGCTTTAAGCTGGGCGACAATGTCGCTGCCGGCAGCGGTATCAGTAATGATCAAAGAAGCTAACACCTGGGCAAGTGCGTCCGTACCTTCACCGGTATCAGTAACGATCAGCGAGGCTAAAAGCTGGGAGAGGACATCTGCACCTGCACCGGTATCGGAAACGTTCAGTGCGGCCAAAACCTGAGCAAGGACATCACTGCCCGCGCCGCTGTCGGAGAGAGGCAATCGGGCGGCAACGCCGCTGCCGAGATTGTCCGCACCCGCGCCGGTATCGCTGAGCGACAGGCCAACGGCAATCTGCGTCACGGCATCACTGCCCGCGCCGGTATCAGTGATTGTTATAACGGCAACGATGCGCGTCCCATTATCCGCCGAGCTTGCGGCGCTAAATCCGGCAGCATTGATTGCTTTAACTGTGTAGGAATATGTCGTCCCTGCAACTGCTGTTGTATCATCATAGGTAGCTGTTCCATGTGCGACAACGCCCGATATATCAACTCCATCACGATAGACTCTATGTCCGCCTGTTTCTCCAGTACCTGCCGTCCATGTAATTGTGACTTTATCTGTGAGGTTGTCGGTAGCGGAAACATCAGTCGGTGCGTCGGGGATGGTGACGCCGGTAGCGTATAAAGCGTTTTTATAGTTGGAATCATGATTATAAGAACAAGGAGTAGTAAATCCATCTCCATTGTACCAATAATTGCCAGAACCGCCGGTATTTTCAACCCGCAAAGTTCCCGCCGCATTATAATACCCAATATAGTCTCCAGAGGAAACATCACAATTTTTACCTGTAAATGTCTGTTTACTATTAGCAGTAACACTACCAAGAGTTTCATAATCTCTCATGGTGTAATTAGAATCACTCCCAGAGAATGAACCCATCTTTGCAGAACCGCCGCCGGGGTCTGATAACCAAACTTCAAAGGACGTTAATACACCATTGGCATTGGCGGGATTTGTTTGACATACTGTTGTATATCCACCATTTCGATAACTGCCGTAATTGGAAGCACCTGCCCCTATGTCAATTGTTCCATACGCCATTACTTCACCTTATACTTCTCTGTGGTTTTGACTTTGGTAAAATCCACTTTTTTAACTTTTACTAATCTTTTTTCGGCCTTTGTTACTTTAGCTAATTCAGCATTCATGTAATCAGAACGATTTCCCAAAGGAAGTTGTGAAATAATTTTAAAATATTCTTTCCGTGCAGAATAATGAAATGGTTGATTGACAACCTGACTATACGGATTTCCATTTTCATCTTTTTTCTGACAATGCAAATCGTCCATGAGATAGTTCCAATGAGTAATTCCTAACGCCCATTCAAAACACCAGAGGATTTCTTCTTCGGTGACGTCATGTTCAAACTGAATTGAATGATTGCAGAAGGGGTTTAGTTGCTGAACGGTTGGTAATGATTTAAACCAATTATCATAATCATTTTGGTCAGCAGGTGCGCCTTGTTCATCAACCTTGCCGGTATAGCCGCCCTCAGGTATTACAGGTACCATGACAAGATGCTCGGCAATATATTTTTCATAGCCCTCATCACCCTTTTCGAGGTATAGGTCAGCAGAGACATTTATCATGCCCATGCCGGTGTATTTATCTTGCTGCGGCGCATTAATTTTAAAATACATTTTTTCAATCCTCTAAACTTCTAATCGTCCAATCTTCTAATTTTTGGTCTCACCACAAAAGCCCTCTCGCCTCTCCGGAGAGAGGGCTTCTAGCTGAGGTCAAATTCCTGGATTCCCGATCAGGTCGGGAATGACCGTTGTTACGTTACGCCACTGCGTCTTCGATGAAATAGCCGCAATCGCTGGCGATAATTTTTTCGTCGGAATTCCATCCGGGTCTGATGTAATGCGCGCCTTTCAATCCGCGTTTGGCATCAAAATCTCTTGCGGTAAAACGCAGGGTTTCGGCAAAGGTCGCTCCGAACGTAATGGTTTTGATTCCCGGACTCGGTGCAACATAGAGAGCTGCGCAATGCTTGCCCCAGAGCCGCGTGTAAGTTGCGGCTTGCCCTGGTCTTGCAGCGTTGTATCGCGCTCTGCCGATTAATATTCTCTCCACCTCGAACAACTGCGCAACATCCGGCGCAGAGGCCATACCGCCCTTAAGCGTCGCGCCTGCCACGGCCTTAACGGCGTCGAGGATTTCGGGAAGTTTGCGGAATTTTAACCATGCATCCACGCCGAATACCAAAACATTGGCGCGCTGGAAGCAGGCTTCAATTGCCGTCTGTACATCACCGATAGGATCATCGGTAGTGCCTCCCCATTTATAATTACCCGCGAGTTGGGTTTTGTTGCCAACAGGGTAAGAGGCAGCAGCAAACACTTTGTCGACGACCCTTTTCTCCTGAGCCACATCCAGACTCATATTCAGAAAATCGTTTGTATCTATTTCGGGCTGGAGTGGATTGTCGGCATTGTCGATGGCTTCCTGCGGCAACCAATCACCCAGGGCATGATCCTTGACAGAATAATTCTGATCGGCCACGCCCCAGTCGATTTCGTTGGCCATCCCTTTGGGAGAGAGCCGGTCATCGACCAGTTTGAAACTGTCATCTTTGTTGTAGACATAATAAATATCCGATCTTTTGTTGACTTTAACGATTGGCATCACGAACGGCCATATCATGGCATCATTGCGGTACTTGACCGATAAATTGGAGAGCACCGCATCTTTGTGCATTGCTTTTGCTTCTGGCATAGGTATTGCCTCCTTTTCCTTTTCCTTTTTTTTAAAAAATTAAATGCTGACTACGTATTCCGCGTAGATTCTGAGTTTGCCCGCCGTTAACGCCTCTACTGCAACGGTCGCGCAAAGCTCCCGCAGTGCCGTGAGCTTGGTCAGGGCGTTGGCTACAGCGCCGTCCTGGATGCCTTCATGCAGACCCGCATCATAGGCGTTGGCTCCGTTGCTGATCGCTACCGCCGCTTTGATTCCGGCTTCACTATCCGTATCCACGCCCAGGGCGATTGTTGCGGCGTCAGTGGCCGATGTGCATGTGGTTAAAACCTCGTAGAAGGATCTGACGACAATCGCGTTATCCGGCAGATAAACGCCCAGCCCGTGTTTGGCGATGGTACGCTCACCGACAGTGGCAGAAGGATCGAATGTCGCAATAGCCAGGCCCTTGAACGTAGTGCCGTTCGCACCCTGATTGGCCGCGAGAATCTGCGGGCTGATCAGGCAATAGCCGATGTCGCTTGCTACGCCGGATATCATTGCATAACCGACGATTGATTGACCTGCGACGGCCTTAACCGCCTTGCCGTTGCCGTCCGAGGTCAGGGGATCGCCCCTGGTAATTGCGCCGCCGTACACAACCGGGGAAATACCCGACAGCATGACGCGGACATCATCGCCTATTGCGGTCGTTACGTGCTGCAATATCCCGATTAGCGCATCCGTCGCCGCCGATGCCTGGGCGCAGGTGTCGTCATCGTCACCCAGCTTTGCAATCAGCCACGCCGTTGCAATAATCGCCGCGCATTTTGCGCTTTTTTCTAAACCTGTTGTTTGTCCAAACATTATTTTAATTCTCCTTTCGAATTAGATTTTTTTAAGATTACGAACCCGCTTCTATTCTTCCTCTTTGAATAATTCAGGGTTTTCTTTGGAGACGGCCAGCACAGCCTCTTTGTAGCCAACTTTATTATCTTCCATAAACTTGGCGATGACTGTCTCCCGCGTCTTCGCGCCGCCCGCGTCTTTATCCCGTGTGGCTACTTCGCTGAAAGTTACCAATGGCGTGGCCGACTCCAAAAGCGCTTTCATGCGGTCGAAAGCGGTGGACTTTTCTTTTTTCTCGCCAAATTCGATTTGATTATCGACCCCGGCGATGGAAAAAAGGATTTCCGGCAGGCCGAAGGCTACGGTAGCCGGGGTGATCTTGCCCGCTTTAATCAGCGATTCGCAGAACGCGGTGATCTCTGTCTTGATGGTGGCCAGCCGCGTCTGTTTTTGCTGTTCGGCGAATTCCGCCTGCGCTTTTTGTTTGCCTTTTTCCTCGGCATCTGTTCTGATTTTTTCCAGATCGGCTTCCGAAAACTGCCTGCCCGTTGATGCCGGAGCCTCTCCCGGAATCGCCTCATCGGGAATCTTGCTGACATCGAAACCGATGGAACCTAAAAACGCTTTCATTTTTTCTTTGAATAACATATTTTTCTTATCCTCCTTTGCGTTGTACTTTGTTAGTTGCGGTTCATCGGCAGGCGGGTTGGCCGCCGATCTTAAATCATCTATTTTCCAGTCCGGAATGATCCGGTCTGCCGTGTCCTGATCTTTCGTTTCGATAATCCATTCCCGGAGACGCCGGAAAACATCAGCGATGGAATCCCAGGCAAACGATTCGGAATACTCAAAGCTGGCCGCATCGCCTTCGGCGAAAGCCACATCCGGCAGGCCCTTGACTGCGGGCGGCATCGCGCCCAGGAACGCCACATGACGCAGCGTGCCGTCCGGATAAAACGCGGCAGAGCGTTTTTTGATTCTGCCTTCTTGCACCATTGCGCTGAAAGCAGGTTCGACCTGGCCGAACCTGGCCAGCAGCAAATTGCCTGTTTTATCGGCGACTTTTTTTAGTCCCTTCACCCAGCCGTAAGCGGGCGCATCGTCTTTCGGATGTCCGATACACGCGGGCGGCTCATGAACGGCGGCATTGAATTTAGCGATAGCCTTGTCAATCAGGGCATCGCCGTCATGGACAACGCCGTTACTGTCGGTTTGTTTTCCGCCCCTGAAGATCGGAATATAATCGTCAAAGCCTTTAAAATTCATTTTTAAATCCTCCTTTGAACAAGGGGTTGCAACCCCTTGTTCTACAGCCCCGCGTCCTACCGCGAGCCCATTACGTATTCGTTGATGATGCCGACAATTTCGTCACTGTTTTTCTCGCTCAAGCCCAGATACGGGCGGGCGGGAATCTTCATTTTCTTAAAGCCCAGCTGATGAACGGCGGCATATATTTTATTTGTGCCGATTTCCACGGTGTTATTGCCGATCATTTGATACCGGATGCTGCTCTTTAGTTGGCCGGATTCAGTCAATATTTTGGCGCGCTTTTTTCGTTTCAGTGTCGCCGGTTTCAGCGGCGTCCAGGGCACGCCGGACGGTGCCGGACCGCCTGCTTCAAAGCGGCGTTTGGTCTGTTCGGCGATCCGGTCGCCGATGGCCTTTAAGACAGGCCGCCGATTCGACATCCGGGACGCTACTTCTCCGAGTCTTTTTGTGACGGCTTCGGCGCCATATACTTTCATGCTGATTTCAGGCATTTAATCCCTTCATTTCTTCCTGCAATTTTCTAGCGATATCCTTAGGCAGCCTGGAGATCACGCCTTCTAATATTTTGTGCGTCTGTGTTGCCGCCGCTTCGCCGACATTGTAGCCCCAGCCTTTATCTATTCCGGCGGGCTCGCCTGTTTTTTCGTCGATTGGCGATGGCGGCGCTTCGCCTAGTCCCTTTTTCTGCGCTTTAACGTATTCGCTGCGCGTTGATCCATAAACCCGGCAGGTGCAGCCCCAGCCGTTGGGCGCGTAGTGGGTCTGCCACCAGGGATCATCCGCCGGGAGAGTTATTCCGTCCCAGGCCAAATGCGCCGGGCGCGGAACTCTGCTATCCCCGTGCTTGTAGGTCAGATACGGCAGAACCTGTAATTGTTCCGGGTCTGTGAGCTGGGCCCAACGACCGGCGGCATAGGATGTGCTGATGTTGGTGGAGTAGATCAGCGCGCTGCGCCAGTTCCGGTTCCCGTTATAGTTCCAGCCGTTTTTCTCCACGGTGGAATCGAAATCCTTCCGGAAATCTTCCAGCGTCGTTCCCTCGTTGATGGCCTTTTCCACGGCATCGCGGAAGTCGGCTAGAAGTTCGGCCTTGTACGCGCCTGCAACCATAAACCCTTTTGAGTGCTGGGCCTTCCACAGATCGTCCCATCGCGCAGTCGGGATATTCAACTTGTTTTTAAAGAAAGCTTCCTGTTCGGCAAAGGGCAGTTTAAAAACTGTATCCAGTGAGGGTTCGGAAACCTTGATCTTTTTTTTTGTCGGTTCCATCAACGCTCCATACGCACATCATAACGTCCGGCGGCTTCGGCCAGGAGCATGCCCCTGGCAATAACCGCGCCGAGTT